GGAGATGGAGGCATCTGCCTACAGCAGTTCGTTGTATAAAGGCACACGCAGGTGTACGCCCAAAGTCCATACCTAAAATTATAGGGTAATCATGGGATGGCTTAAACTTATCCATGTGTTGACAGTGGACGCTATCAGTGTACATAGGATGCACAGGCTTACCATTTGATACAAACCCATATTCATTAGCTAAATTTACCTTTATCCAGTCGTTTGTTTTACCATTAAGCCCGCGTTCGTAATAACCATCGGGCAAGTTATTTATATTTTCTGCAACAGGGTTAACCTTCCAGTCTTCGCCATCTTTATATACACCGCCTGCCTGCCTAAAAAATGACCAGTCATCAGGACGTTCTATTTCAGCAAGTTTAAAATACCAGTGGTCTTCATCAGGGGCGTTAGAGTCACCGAGCATTCCATGATGCGTAGGACGCACACCTTCTTTAGGAGAGGGGTAACGACCATGACGTAAGTCTAACATGTCTAAAACAGCCTTAGAATGCTCTTTAGTCTCGTTTAACCATACCCAAGTAGTCTGGATACCCCTTGCTTTTTTAACGTGTTCAGGTCTGTCAAAGGCGATAAAAACAACATCGCACTCTACTCTAGTACCATCATCAAGTTTAAATCTTATAAAGTGTGTAGGGGGTTCTTTGTTGCCCTGCTTGAAGTCGCCAAGCTCACCATGTATTTCTAACCAGTCTTTAATGGTTGTAGAAAACAGTTCAGAATAGGTGTTACGAGCCGCAATAACACGCGACAATCTTACGCCATAGTTTTTATGCTCAGGGTCAGACACAGGTTCTTGTTCGCACATCAAGTCAAACAGTTTAAGTATACATTGTACTGTTTTGCCTGAACCTAACGGACCCATAATAAAGGAGTTTCTAGCACGACAATCAGAAAAGTCTTGTAGCACTTGCCCTTGTGGGCATAAATCGTATACAATTTGTGTCATTTGATAGTAATATCCGCTTCAGTCTTTATAACTACTCTAGCCCCACACGACAGTATAGGCTTGTCGTTACCGCCATATATAATTTCACTAGCACCATGTATTTGCACAGCATGACCATAAGTGTTTTTCTTGCCCTCTTTGACAGTTAATACAGGCTCATTTTCATTGTTCTTTTTGTTTGAGCGTATTTTGTGCTGATTGACATGAATGTACTTAATCGTCATTTTTTCTTGCCGAATATTTTGTCGTAATTATCTTCGTATCTTTTTTTTGACTCAGCAGTAGAAGTTCTACGCTTACTACCCTTGCCACCATTCAATTCAGGGAAGTGTCTATCTCTGGTTTCTTTACTTAATTTATGTAAGTGACTCATAATCATCCTCATCTACAAAGTCTGTTTCTATTCTGTCATACACAATGTCTAATATCTCGCGCATTAACATTTCATCTTTGTCTATTAAAGCATCTGCAAAGTTTTGAATCAACTCTAGCACAGTATCACTTACATACTCATCAGTCTCAATCGTAACCATTATAGCCTTCCAAGGTGTCTCTCAATATTATCTGTTTACAAAGGTCAATATAGAATACAGTTCTTTCGTCTTCTAAGGTACTTGTGACCTCTACCTGCCCCTCTACTATGTGTATAACGATAACATCGCCCATATCGCTTTCTGGTGGCTCTAATGGGTCTTTCTTCTTTGGGCGTATGGGTATAACCTTCATATTACCTCAATTTTTTTTTGAGCGGTACATATATATATACAGACCACCGCGCTTCGGGATGGGGGGTAGCTGCCATGTTAGCACTTTTTTTATGCGATCACGCCCAAGGCAGGGTAAAAGGACCAGCCGCCCTATTCATCCTCTACTGGCGGCAAGCCCGCAAAAGATTTTCTTTGTATTGAAACAGTAAGCTCATTATTGCCTGAATGCTCTACTGCTCGAAGCTTGGGTTGTAAGTACTGGCATAACTTCTCTGTACTATCTACTGCCGCTCGAAGGTCTGACAGCTCCCCAGTAGCCTCTGCCAGTTGTTTAATCTTGATGCAACTATCTACTAGGTCTAGCACTGGATCATAATCAGGGTATTTCTCCGCTAGCCTTTCATGAAGTAGTCTTTTTAATGGGCGATTGCCTGAACCTTTAGGTCTGCCACGTTTAGCCATTATTTATTCCCCTTCTAATTGATTTATATCAGTTTTATATTCGCTAATTTTAACATAATTAGGTCTTTATTTCCCCCCCCTATTAAATAGCAGTAGATGGTTTATGTTGATTAACACTTGTAAACAATATATATTAATACCTCACTTACTTAATAAAGGGTTGTATTTATGGATGGTTTTGGAAATGATTATTTGATTGTCTTCCCAGATGCGGAGCTTCGCGTATTTGTTGCGGCTGGCACTGATCTGGATTCTGATTTTACTGGTTTGTGCTTAGATACAGACCAAACACTAACAATCCAAGGATATAACGCCTTGGATATTATTTTACTAGGATAGGAGAAACAACAATGAAGAAATATGAAGAAATGTTCGAAGACGTAACCAGTCGCATCATTGCGAATTTGGAACATGCAGAAAATTGGAAAAAGCCTTGGTCCACATTGGCGGATGGCTCTGTACCGCATAACGCTAGCACTGGTCGACCATATTCAGGGATTAACTGGATGAATTTAATGTTCAAATCTGAGAAATTTGGTTGCAATGGATGGCTTACCTATAAACAGGCTACTGCCTTGGGCGGTAAAGTACCCAAGAAAACTGATCCTAATGGTGGTTGCGAATATGTCTGGTTTATATCGCGCTCAGTCTATAAAGACAAAAAGACCCAAGAAGATAAAATGGGTTTTATCAATAAATGTTTCGCGGTCTGGAATGTTGCCCAGATTGAAGGGCTAGAAGGATTAAAGGAATACAAGCCCCCAGAAAAGGGCGAAGGGCTAGCTAATGAATTAGCAGATCGCCTTGGTGCAACTGTAGATTATGGTGGTGATCGCGCCTGTTTCATTCCTTCTATTGATTTAATCAAAATGCCCAGTGTTGATGCTTTTAATGACGTTGCTAACCATGATGCAACTTTACTCCATGAGCTAACCCATTGGACTGGACACAAAGACCGCCTAGATAGATTAAAAAGGCTCTCTGGGTTTGGCTCTACCGCTTACGCCTTCGAAGAGTTGGTTGCGGAGCTTGGTGCGGCTATGGGCGGCAATCTTTTGGGCGTTCCATATGAAGGGCTACAGCATGAAAACTACATTGCCAATTGGTTAAAGGTCCTAAAGGAAGACCCTAAACACTTAGTAAAAGCCGCTAGTCTAGCATCCAAGGCAGTAACCTATATGATGGAAAATTCAGAAATGGAGATTCAACAAGCCGCATAAACTTACCTGATGAGATTGATGGGGATCAATCGAAACGCCCGCAAGGGCGTAGTAAGACCCAAACAATAATTTACTAGGAAATAATATTATGAATATAAAACTTATATGCGATCTCAGGGACGAATTAAGATCAAACGATATAGAAGGCGCGCTGTGGCATGCGTCTTGCCATTTTGAAGTGATCAGAAAAAACCTAGATCAAAATAATCATCCAGTATGGGCGGAAGAAATTTTTGCTTTTGAACAGCGTTTGGATAATCTACTGGAAGAAATAAAAGATTACGCATTACATAGGGAGTCAGATTATGACTTTGAATGAGAGAAACGCGAGAGCCGCTAGATATTTAGCTCAAAAAAGATTTGCCGCCCAAGAGAGAAAAAATAAATTTCTTGATGCGGTCGAATTTATAACAGGAGTCCTACTGGTTGCCAGTGGGACTATCTTAATCACCTGCTACTTTTTAGGAGTTTAGAAAATGAAAAAGATCGATATTTATAAAACCATGCTTCTGTCTGACTGGGAGAGTGCCGCAGAAGTCACCCGCTATGAAATCTATTTAATAGACGATGAGTCTGAAATTTGGCATACGCGATTTGATGAGGAGCTAGCTCAACAAATTGTAGTTAGTAAATTAATGCGGGAATGCTTCACCAAGGCGGAGAAAAAAAGATGGGATGATATTTTATTTCAGGATGAAGAAGTAAATGCCGCAAGGGATAAATGGTATACATGGCACAAAAAACTAGAGGCAGTTAAAAAAGCTAGAAAAGCCGCCTAATTTTAAACCTACCTAGGGGAGCTTCTAAGCTCCCTTTTTTTACCCTATACAATCACCCTACCTAGTAAGAGAAAAGCCCTGAGAATGGCTTATATTAGCTCTCAGAGTATTTATTTCTTAGATATTCCATTGATACAGGCAATTCATCACAACTTCCATCTTCTACCTGATTCAACATCCAAATTCCCCGCCAACTGCCATTGGTTTGCGGTGTAAGGTACGATTCATCGTGTTGGTAAAAAATACCAGAGAATAATCCAAGCATATTTTTGCCATCAGCTCTTCTGCCATAGGCTATATCTCTGTCTTGAATATGCCCGCATACACAACTCATATATTTTTTGGATAGCATTGCCTTAGCCGAGCTACAAGGTCTGCCCATCACGCCTGAAGTAAAGTAATGAGAGTAGGCTATCCCATCTACAACTGCTACATCAAGAAAGTCATAAACCTCAAAACCAAACTCATCTAACTTGAAGTCATCATAGGATATTAATCCCTCAAGTTTTTCATCGGCTTCAATAGCTCTTTCAATTCTTTGTTCATGGTTTCCGAGAGTGTAGACCAGTCTTGGATTCCATTGCTTTTGCTTATTTTTAATGAGTCTTTTCTGTTCCTGCCTGATGGGGTCGATAAAGGCTTCCATTGCCCTGATGCCTGACTCAATATCTGCGGTGTATCTTCTACCTGCAAATGAGCGCGACCCGACATCAAAGCGTGAGAGGCTTGGCATATCAAAGTGGTCGCCCAAATGAACGATAACATCTGGTTTTTTGTCAACAGCATACAGTCCTGCCCATCTTAGATGGTCAATAGGTTGGTTAGGTTTAACTTGGGTATCAGGTATTACAAGATGCTTGGTCATTCTCTTACCTCGCGGGCGTATTATAGTGATTCCAATGTTTAAATTCTAATGCTGTTTTTTTATATATTATATACCAAAATGTAATGGTTCGTTTTAGCCTCTGGTGAACCACTCCAGATACACAGGCTTGCGCCTTGACTAGAGGAGTAATGCGGTTGCTACAGTGGCTATTACACCAACTGAAATAACCAATAATTCCGCGTTTGTGAATGATCTACTTGCATGCAACCAACTAAACACTTTGCCCAAGTCTTCTTGAGCATCATCAATGGCTTTATCAGCCTGCTTGTGAGCATCTTTGATTGCTTTTTTAACGTCTTTCTTAGCCATAAATTACCCCTTAAAATGGTACGTCTTCAGATAAAAAGTCATCTTGCTTTGCGGGTTGTCCGCCCTCTACATAGATAACCTTACAGTTACCTAAAATCGGTGGTCGCTCTGCACCTGATTCTCTCTCTTCTTTCTCTTGAGATTGTGCAATAAAGCCATGATTGCCATATTGATCTTCTTCACTAGGATTAATAAAGGTAGTCAGGTTTAGATACTTTGCTACTGATCCATCCTTTTTTGTTACTTCTTTCAAGCGTGACTTATCTATCTTAGTCACATCAATACTTACTGCAATACCTATTTTATTACTCATTTCAAATTCTCCACTTCTGATTTTATTTCCTCTACGGCTAAGCTAATTTGCTCTGCCAGTTTTGCGATAAATTCCTCATCGCGCTCTACCCTTACAATAAAGGGCTTCATATCAGGGTGGTATGACATAAAATCCCACCATTTTCTGCCTGTAATATACAAACAGCCCTGTACCTGAGCATAGTGTTTACTTGGGCATTTCCCCTTTCTACTCCATGCTATATGGTTCTTTGGCGCGGGGCATTTAAACTCTACCCCACCATCTTCACCAATCAATCCATCAGGGCTACAGCCAAACTCTCCTGAGTCATCCAGTATAAAGCCTACTTCTTGTACGTCAACATCGTACATAAACTCATACGTTTCTCTAGCTCTAGGCTCTAGCTCCGTTCCTCTCTGCATCCATTCATTTACATAGATTGGTTCGCGCTCTCCAGTGATCCTTTCAGCTATCATCTCACTAATATAATCATCAGCAGATGCACTAGGCTTCCCTGCCGTAGTGACTAACTTGCTAAACTGACTGGCACTTGGTCTGCCTAACCTAGCGTCTAACCATTCCTGAGTACCCTGCTCAGCTTTTAGAATTTGCACGTTTCTTCTCCAACATTGCAACAGCCCTATCATACTGAGCTACCGATAACTCATCTACCGATTTAGCATTAAATACCTGACAGAACTTTTTAACATCGCTTTGCGTCTCTTCAAGCATCTTCTTTAACTTTGCAGATTGTATTTCAGTTATAGGTGCATCTAAAACGGCTAGCGGCAAGTCTTCCCCTGCATAAATGTAATGCCCCAGACCAAACATAGCAATACACTTAACTAAGCATCGCATCCTAGCGTCACTAACATCTCTTGATGAAGGGTTTACTACTGCTTTATTTCTATTATCCATTACAGGTAGCCACATACGCCTAGTAATACCCTCTATGGTTAGCTCTACTTCTACCTCTACAGTGCCATTAGGGTCTACATTAGGCTCAAAATAACAGTAACTAGCTTCAGGGTAATGCTTCATCAGCACCCCCCAAGCGTAAGCCCAAGACAGATAGCTCAACTGCCCCTTTTTCTCTATATGCTTTGATACATCAATAGCAGATAACACATTCCAAACACTACTCATTTTTCACTCCTCATAATATTTAACATTTGCTCATCACTATAATAAGGTCTGCACTGCTCTTTGGCATACGCATCGCCATAACCATAGTAATAGTTTTCGTTTTCGCATTCTCTGGCGGGATGCCCATGAATGCAATCATACTCACCGCGATCATAGTCGCTCATATTGTTTAAATCAGACATATCTATAATCCATTTGCTCTTGATGGTGTTCTATGTAATCAACAATCCTATCCTTAATTACACCAATACCCTCATCTACAACCTTTCCTATTTTTTCGTAATCATTTTGCTCTACTGCCCGCAATATTCTCTGGTGATAAACATCCATATCTTTTACAGATTCCATGTGTTCGCCAATTATTGCCTCTTGTAACAGCAAAGCATCGTTGTTTAATATATCTAACGCATAAATCCAAGCTACTGCTTCAACTTCGATATCGTCAGAATTTTTATTTATGGTCGGAAACTGCGTTTCAGCCTTTTTAAAATCATACTCTTGGAATATAAGTGGAGTCATAACAACCTCTTTTGTGTATTTGTGAGATATAATATTAGTCTGTTCTTTAACCAGTGTCAATTATTATTTGCATTTTAGTTTACATTCATTTACTATCTAAGCAAATCACTAAGGAGTCCACATGGATATTAATAAATCGCTAGACCATTTTATGAAAGCCCATTGCATGAGCCAAGCAGATATTGCTAGAGAGGGCGGATTATCACCTGCAACAATCAGTTTAATAAGAAATAATCACCGAGAGCCTAGTTGTGCTACCTTGGTTGCGTTGTCTGATCTATTTCAAATACCAGTCAGTGAGTTTATAAGGGCGGGCGAACATGGATAAAGGTTATTATGCAATCATACCTGCCAGTGTTAGGTATGATGAAAAGTTAAACGCTAATGCTAAACTTTTATATGGCGAAATCACTGCCTTATGTAACGAGAAAGGTTATTGTTGGGCTAGTAATAATTATTTTGCGGAGCTTTATAAGGTAGATAAGGTTACTGTAAGCAGATGGATAGGCAACCTTAAAGATAGGGGCTATGTATCTGTAGAGATGCAATACAAGGAAGGTACTAACCAAATACTCAATAGGTATATACGATTATGCCAAGAGGGTATAGGCGAAAATGTTAATACCCCTATGCAAAACGATCAAGAGGGTATAGGCAAAATTGTTAAGGATAATAATACAGTTAATAATACATCTAATATTACAGTTAATAATATAGATCATTTTGAATCATTCTGGACTGTATACCCAAGAAAGGTTGGCAAGGCACAAGCTAGGAAATCATGGGATAAACTTAATCTTAATGACGATACTGTTAAGATGATAGCAGAAAACATTGCCACCAGAATTAAGTATGGTGAATGGAGCGATTCTAACAAAACATTTATCCCGCATGCGTCAACCTATCTGAACAATGCAAGATGGGAAGATGAAGTTGAGCAACAGGTAGTAAAAACTACACAAACCCGCCCAGAGCAAATCAAGAAGCGCGATATTGAAGTTGCGTTAACTGATAGATCATGGGCAAACTAGGAGTAATATATGACACAAGCAAAAAGAGTTTTAGAGTATCTTGAAAGCGGCAAAACAATTACCACCCTTAATGCCTTTAAAGAGTTAGGTATAACCAGATTAGCGGCAAGGGTCTATGAGTTAAAGTGTGATGGGCATGAGGTTAAAAAGAATACTATTACTGTAGCTAATAGATTTGATGAAAACTGCTCAATTGCTGAATACTACATGGAGAATTGATAATGAATAGAAAAAAACATGGCGGTGAAAATCTGTATAAGTTTGTAGGCACTACTACTGACAAGTTTATTAAAGGTAATTCATACACATATCGTGAGTTAGCAGAAAAAACTGGTATTGCCATTGCCACATTAAGAACTAGAATGGGACATATTGAGGGCAAGGTCATTACAGATCAGGTAATTGCACCCAAAAGAAAACCATTTTGCAGGGCAGATGGCACTAATTACAGTGGTGCTGTTGTCATACCTGATAGATGTGAGACTGAATCTGAGAAGATGATGAATAAATATTTAAGGATGTGCCTATGAATGGTTCTGCATGGACAGTCAACTGCCCAAAAAAGCTATCAATGTACACTGAGTTTGTACAGCAAATGTATGAAAAGCATAAATACATTACATTTGAGTACCAATTAGGTAAGCCAAGAAGCATAAAACAAAACAATGCTCTGTGGCAATTTTGTAGAGAGATAGCAAAAAGGTGTAATGATGCGGGATACCCCTGTATTGTTAGCAGTCCAGTGCTGAGCAAGGATATAGAATGCCCTTGGACAGAAAGAAGCGTGATGGATTTGATATGGATGACAGTCCAAAGAGCTATGTTTCCAGACAAGGATGAAAGTAGCAGACAGCTAAGCACTAATGAAGTGCCGCAAGTAGCAGAAACAATAATTCGCCATTTGGCTGAGAAGTATAAACTTCATGTGGCATTTCCTAATAAGGAGTTTGAGAGTGGCAATAAAGAGAGACGCGGCTGATAAGTGGTTTAGTGATGTTGTTAGGAAAAAAGCAGACCACGTTTGCGAAAGTTGCGGCAAGGTCGATGGCAGAAAAGAGTGCGCCCATATCTACGGAAGGGCGGCTAAATCTGTAAGATGGTCGATGGATAATGCTGTTTGTTTGTGCCATTACTGCCACATGAAGTTTACTGCTAACCCTCTTGAGTTTACAGCTTGGTTAGAGGAGTATCTTGGTGAAGGACACATGCAACTGCTTAGAGAAAAATGGCAAGTATTAATGAAAACTAATAAATTGCTGAGAAAAGAAATAGCTAAACATTACAGGGAAGAGTACAAGAAGATGGAGCAAGACCCTAACTATAAACCAATCAGTTATAACTAAGGTGCTTTATGAATGATTTTACACTGCAAATAATGTTTGACAGAATTGATGCGTACCATCTATCTGAAATTAGAGAAGAGCTAATCAACGTGTTAACTGCCTCTGTATACAGAAATGCTAGCGGTTATGCTAGGAAAGAAATAATACAAATATGGGGGCAAATTGAAGAAGAAATGGCAAAGGTTAATGAGCCGCCTACTGAAGAGCAATTAAGCCTTGAACACCCAGAGTTACTTAATGTAGAATAACATTTTCCCCTAGTAAGTGAATGTAGCCTTGCCCCTGATTAAACCATTTCTGGTCGATGATGGGGCTTTTTTTTGGTATAATAGGGCAATGTCTAAATCCCTATTAAAACGTATTGGCGTGTCAGGTTATAACAAACCCAAACGCACCCCATCACACCCCACTAAGTCTCATGTAGTGGTAGCTAAGTCTGGCGATAAAGTTAAAACAATTAGATTTGGACAACAAGGCGTATTGGGTGCGGGTAAATCACCAAAATCTGCTAAAGATAAAGCCAGAAGAAAATCATTCAAGGCAAGGCATAGAAAAAACATAGCTAAGGGCGTAATGTCTGCGGCTTATTGGGCAAACAAAGTTAAATGGTAGGAGAATACAATGCCACAAGGTACTGGAACATATGGGTCGCAAGTAGGTAGACCAAAAAAGAAAAAGAAAAAATCACTGTTAGGTAATTAACATGGGATTATATGCAAATATACATGCTAAGCGTAAGCGTATTGCCAAGGGAAGTGGCGAAACTATGAGAAAGGTAGGGGCTAAGGGTGCGCCTACAGCTAAAGCATTTAGGAAAGCCAAGAAAACTGCAAAAAAATCACTTCTAAGTTAATACATGGATAAGTTAATAGAAAAAATTTACGGCTTGAAGAAAGGCGATCTGGCTTGGGCTAAGTCACAGCGCAATAGATACCCATTGAATGAGCAAATGGATGGTAGAGGAGATGCCGCGGCACACATGGCACTTGGCTACATAACACAGCGATCCAAGCACCCAGAAGAAGCATTGAGAGCCGCTAACCTGAGAGAGTATATAACAGGGATTGCTACATATAGCAGAGAAATGGATATAGGCAATAACAAGATAGGTGCATTAATAGACGCACCTGATCTTGAGTCCGCGCAAAAACAAATTGATGCACTCATTAAGGGTGGAAAAGCTAAATATTACAGCCCTAAAGAAAGCAAAAAAGAATCTGCTAAAGCATACGGACTCACAAGTTTCTATAAAAGCAGAGGTATGTTAGATTAAAAGTGCTACTTCGGTGGAAGGTACGTTTTTTAGAAATCTAATATGACCACACAACTGGTGTAGTTTCTCGAATATCTACATGGATGAATGTCTTGGCAACACCAACTCCAGTAAACCCTAGACGCATAGCCTCACTTACAATTTTGTATCTCTCTGCACCATTAGCTACAGCAATGTCTGCCGCTATACCCTGTGCATGAGTACCTGCTTTAGACTTGCGAGCCTCGATAGGATGTGATGGATCACGATAACCAGACGTAATGTTAAAGCTAAACCCACAGGCTTCTCTTAACTCATCTAGTTTATGGATGAACTCTTCTTTCATTTCATTGTTGCCAGTACACTGACAGTCAAACTCACTCAACTTAAAATACTTAAACATTATTCACCTCGATAGGGATTCGCCAAGAAGTCCATGCCCTGCCAGAGCGACTCCACTTCCTTGTCAATTTTATCTAGCTTACCCTGTATCTTATCACTATTCTCTGTAGCAAGTTTAGCCTTTTCAACAGTCACCTGCATCTCTGTAACTAACTTCTCTACATCAACCACGCGCTCTTGTAAGGCTATTAGTTCTTTCTGACGCTCCATAATAGTTTCTAAGTTGCTACCTAACCCAACTAACTGCTCTTGCATTTCTGATGTATCAGGTATCTGTATAGCCTCTACAGTTTCTAGCCTTGAGTACAAACTACTGGCTGTCCATACAGTACCACCTATAGATGTACCTATCGTCAGGACTATAGCAATCCACACACCTTTAAGTTTAGTGCCACCTATATTAACTTCTGTATCAGCAAGCATTAATATTCCTCACAATAAAAGCATTGTACAGTTGGTCCATCTTGATAAAACTCACCTTCTTGCCCTGCGCCTAAGACATCAGCCGCACTTACAAATGCTCCCTCTAAGCTGTACATAAGAACTACATTAGTAGTGTGAAATGACAAAGAAGCAAAACCAGTAGATGAATCAAATGCCGCATCGTAAGCATTCATAAAGTCTTCACCCATTATATCTACTTCAGCCTGCATATCTTGCACCAACACCTCATCATTCTGTACTGCCACAAAAGCGGCAAAGGTTTGTGCTGTCTCTTCTACAGTATCTAGGGATTCATTATACACATCAACGTGTACGTCAGTTATCTCAACGTCATTGTTAGCAATAAATGATTGTATCTCTTGTGCCTGTACAGCATCACCGCTTTCTTGTGCCTCTTCAGCCATGTCATTAACCTTGACTGCTGTTATAAGTACCTCTGACGCGCCCACATACGCACTTATAGCGGTGTTAAGCTCAACCCTAGCCTCATCTACCTGTTCGTCTACAAACTGATTAGCGGACATTGTATAGACTGCTTCTGTTGTCATTTGTAAAGCATCATTGTAGGCTTGTGCCTGTTCGTAGGTTAGCTTGCTGTCATCAACTACACTATCAGGTGCAATTAACCCTTGCATGGCTAACACTTCTAATGATGATACCCTTTGTATGCCCTGATCAAATGTATCTACAATGCTTTGACTAGTATCAACTAGGTTGGAAACATCAAGACTTTGGGCGGAAACGCTCAGACACGCTAAGATTGTCGCTAGTATCTTCTTCATTTACTTCTACTCCTATACCTAATAATTGATTGTAGTGTGCTTTTTTCTTTTTATAGTCAGGAATAAATAATGTCGGGTTATTCTTCATGGCTATAAAGGCATTCTTACCAAATACCATGCGACCATTTACTAATATGGGGCATGGAGTACCTGCAATGAACATAGCTTTCCAGTTATCTATGTTTTGGCACATCCTAGATACTGACGCTATAGACATTCCCATGTCTTTTAAAACTTTGCTATCTTTCCTTCTGTTACATTCTTCATCTTGCACATAACGCCCACCATTAAGACCTAAAACATCTATCTGCATACCACCACTGGCAGATCGTAAGCAAGTATCATTGCCTGACGACATAAGTGATGGTGCTATGGCAGTGTTTACAGGGCTAGGTTTGCCACTACCTGCCCCTATGTTTTGCGTTGTTGTACTAGTTGTATTGTTATTACTATTAACTGTAGAGTCCTGTGTATTGTTATTCAGATCGCCATTCTGTTGGCTGTCTGACGCATACACTGATACAGAAAATAACAGTAAAAGTAATAGTCTCACTTACGCAAACTCATTAATTTAGACACGCCCTTAATACCAAAAGAGCTAGAGATAGCTATGAATAAAAGCATTTGATACCACTCAGGCAATCCTGACAAAGCAACAAAACCATCCTCTACCCTGTTTACAATTTCTGGATCACCAACAACAATAGAGTAACCAATCATAAAAATTGGAACAGATAATACTATAGTCCAGAACTCATCTTTCCAAGAGTTAGCAGAAGCATCAGCCATTTTAGATTCCCAGTCGCCATCACTCTGTATGACTTTCATCTTGGCTTCATGTTTAGCTTGTTTCTCTTCTGCTTTGTTTTTTAAGAATCCACCTGCAAGATTAGCAACTGGTCCTATTAATGATTGCCACATACTACGCTCCAATCAGTTTAATCATACTGCCAATGCCAAGAGAATCTCCTAACAATACTACTGCACCGCCTAATGCTAACCACTTAATTTGTAGTAAAGACTTGTTAATATTGTGCAACTCATCTCTTAACTCAGATGTAGCATTATGCAATCTGGTTAGTTGACTTGAATGATTATCTACGCGCCATTCCAATTTGCTTACCCTCGGCTCTAATTCGCTCATTACTCTTCCTCAGAAAAACTTTCCTTTATTGAATTAGCATACGCATTTATAAGAACATTAAGCTCTTGTAGGCGCATATCTAATTGACTCTGCTCGGCTCTTAGCGCGTTCATTCTTTGCACCTGAACGATCTGTCCTTCATCTAAGTCTTCTTCTTTATATTCTTTGTCATCTATTGTAATCATTACCAAGGTTTACCTTCTAAGATTGTTGGAGATGCTTGTTCAGCTAAGTCAGCATCAAGAGAGGCTTCTAGTGCAGTTGTATCTAATGCACCTTGTACCCACGAGATTACGTTAGCTTCTGTTAAGTCAGCATAAGCAATGTAGCCTGCAGCAGTAGAGTCTGGGGTAAAACTACAAGTCCCATACGAGTACGCTGTGTTATCACCAGATGCTTTACTCACTTGCCAATGGGCTACTAGCACACCATCGTCTGTGTTTCTTTCTAAGGTTGATATTGTAAAGTTCATTTAGTTGTTCTCCAATTGTGCGACTCTAGTTCGCAATGATTGTATTTCTTTAATTAAGGTTGGTACTAGTTTAGAGTAGTCAACACCCATCATATCATCTTCAGTGTAACCTTCAGATACAGCTTCAGGTGCAACAGCCTGTAACTCTTGTGCAATAACACCAAAGTCCTGATGCTCTCCACCCTCTTTCCAGTCAAACTGTCTGATTTGTATAGCGTCAATCTTACTACCTGCATCGTTAGCATCTTGTATGTTTTCTTTAAGACGTTCATCAGATGGTGTGTTATAGGATGTACCTGTCCCATTTGACAGAATGTCACCTACAAGACCATAATTAGAATTTCTAAATTCAATCATTTTTTGATTGTTTGTACTGGTATTAGATGCAGTGTGTTTAATCAGCAAGCCCGCACTACCTTGATAACCTGCGCTTGATATTTGACTGCCATTAGAGGTAATTAAACTACTCGCTCTAGCTTGTCCATCAACATGAAGTTTTGCTGAAGGACTAGCAGTACCAATCCCAACATTACCTGAAGAATTAATACGCATTCTCTCAGAAGTATTAGTACAGAACCCTATAGAACCAGATGCGGGTTGATACATTCCTGTAACAGTGCTTCCTGTAAAACTAAAGGTAGGGTTGTAATTTGAACCTGCACTACCATGATACTTAGTAGCACCAGTTACTTCTTTACTATTACAATCTAAATTACCGCCTAGTTGTGGGGAAGTGTCCCCGCTAACTTCAGTAAGGTATGTATCCACTAACTTATCTGCTGAGATACTACCTGCTAAATTAGTATTAGAAACTGCGCCAGTGCCTATCTTTGTGTTAGTTACTGCACCATTAGCTAGCTCAGAAGTTCCTATTGACAGTCCTGTAAGAGCAGAGCCATCACCTGCAAAGGCTGTAGCAGTAACAGTTCCGACAACATCAAGTTTAGTAGACGGATCGTTTTTACCTATACCTACGTTTGAAGAACCATTTATAACAAAAGTATTATTATTTACATTATTAGCGATAGTAAGTGGCGTTTTAGAATTAGTGATGTCATATAAAGTAAATTGCCCATCATTGTTAACACCCATGTTTTTACGATAGTTTTCATTTTTAAACTCTAAACGAGAGTTACCACCTGAGTGTGTAGTCTCTAAAAGCAAAGGTACGTTTGTAGTTGCTTTAATATGCAGGGGGTTTGATGGATTAGTTTCGCCTATACCTACGTTTCCTGATGAGTCAATACGCATCTTTTCAGTATCATCATTTGTGTGGAAAGCCATGTAACCATCACCATAGACTGCTGATTTAATTCTGGCTTTTTCCTGACCTGCTCCACCGTTGCCCGCAAAGACTAAAGAAGCTGTGCTTGTTCCAGATTGCCCACTGTTTTCAACTATGACAGCCGAATCACCACCTGCGGTAGCTTTCTGGGCATGAACAATAGCATCAGGACTAGTAGTACCTATACCTACATTGCCCCCTGCCTTAATTATTGTTCTAAGCTGACCGCCTACATCAAATTTTAAGTCAGCATTAGGGGAAATAAATTTACTTCCCTCACTATCGTGCA